TGCTGAACTCTAAGAAAGACAGGGCGGCGGGGCGGTCTGATCTACCAAACCAGACCTACCACCTTTGGCTTGGGTGGATCGGACAAGGCATTTCTTCGCTCATGCGGCGTGCACGCCCAAATCGGTTTCCGCACCGTCATGCGGGCGTAGCTTGGCAGAAAGGCAGCGTGGTCTTGCACCAGCTTACACGGGAGAAACGCCGCCATACGGCACCCTCTGCCCCTGTCGGTGCGTCAAATTATGGACAAACGCACCGGCTTCCATGAATACCTGCTGCAAAGCGGCGCGGACGGGGTGTGGCCCCGCTGGCGGTTTCCCCCTGCGTCGTTTCAAGGTTCAGCCCCGCGCCATATAAAAGCCGCCGCGCTGACGCGGTGCGTGGCGGCTCATTCATACCTTAGATGTTTTTGTATCAGCAGCACCCTTGGTTTTTTCGTAACGTTCACAGTTCGTATCATAGCCACTGCACGGTGCACACCGTTTGTGGGTGATCTCGAACGTGTGCCTGCACTGTTCATTTTTGTGCAGGTCTTTTTCGGTGGGACTTCTGTTATGTACCTTCATTTACAGCCTCAGAAAGGAACTTCATCGTAGTGTGTAGCGATCATATCCGCGAAGTGCAGACACAGGGCTTCCGGGTAGCGGTCATAAACAGCACTGAGCGTATCCCAGTCCTGCGACCCGCTGTGCGCTCCCATGTGCCAGCGGATTGCCACAATCTCCCGCGCCGTCAGCTTGATGTACTGCTGTGCCATGATGACGCTTCCTTCTCCATGGCCCACCAGACCGGCGTCAAAGTATTCGTACTCACCTTTGCCTTTATCGCGGTACTTGCCCACCTTGCAATAGTCGTGCAGAAGCGCTGCCGCAAGAACTTCATTCCGGTGACATTTCTTGAAAGCGTGATTCGTTCTGCACAGTTCCATTGCCGCCTCTGCCACACAAACCGAGTGCTCACACAGACCGCCGGGATGGTTGGAATGGTGCTTAATGCTTGCAGGCTTTTCAAAGAACCCCAAAGCCACCATCTGCTGCCAAAGGTTTTCCGCTCCCGGACGATCAGCAAGGCCGCTCTCCGCCCAGAGAACCTCAAACTTTTCTTTCGGCTTCATGTCCTCATACAGTTTTTCGTTATCCATGGTTCGGCTCCTTCTGTTTCAAAAATTCTGCCCGGCCCTCCGGGTATCTTGTCGGTCTGTCGAAAATCTCCGGGTGCTTTTCGAGCATATCCAAAAGCATTTCCCGCATGGACGCCGCCACAAAGGGCGTAAATTCACTGCTCACACTCCCCCGCCTTTCTGCCTGTATTTCTGGCAGCGGGTTTTGTTTTCGTTCCTCCCGCCATTGGAACCGCCTTGTGTCAGTTCTCCGGCTCAAAGAACATTGCCACAAAGGCTTTCAGCTTGTTCACTGCAGCTTCTTTTTCGGCTTCCGTCTTGGCCGTCTTTTCAGCCCAGCAGTCCTTGACCATTTCATTGATGATCTCAAACATACTGTCTTTCAGACCTGCCAGATTTTCCTCGTCATCGGCTACCGCCATGAGGACACGGGCCACAATAAGCTCTGCCGCCGTCATCATGCCAACCGAACCGCCGTGAATGCTGACTTCCAGACCATCAGCCGTTCCCACGGCTGTAATTTCCACATTACAGTTCATGCTCTATCCTTCAAAGTCAACCGTTCTGCAGTTTGTTTGCCAGCGCCACAATGAAGTCCTTGAAGCCCGGCTCTGTCTCTGCAAACTGCCGTGCCATGCGGAACCCTACCGTCTCGCCAACAGGAGGCTTTTCCTTCTTCTCTGCCGGAGCCGCCTTTCCCTGCGCTTCCAAATCGTTCTGCACTGCATCAGGAATTTTGTCCTGAATCTTCTTGATAACGTACGGACGAAGCGGTTCGGGAACTTCTGCTACAACGCTGCCCACGATCTGGATCGTCAAATCCAGCAGATCAAGCCCGTTTCCCTTGAACTCGACCGACGCACCGCGGCCCTTGACCTCTCCGTGAATAAATGCGTATGCCATACTCTTTGTCCTTTCTGCTTGCAGGTAAATTTTCGGATATGTGGGTGCGCCCCGGAGTTGACACCGGGCGGCGGGGCTTGACGCTCCCCGCCTGCACTGGCCGCACCATATAAAGGCGGTGTCGGACATACCGCCTGCCCATGCGGGCCGCTCTGGCGTGTTCTTTCAGCCCTTGCCAGATAAGGCTTCATCTCGCCGACGCCGCCGTTCTTCGCACTGACGGCGGATGATCTCTTTTCCCTTGCGAATACGCTCGGTTTCTTCAAATCTCCATCTGCCGTAGGACAGCCCCGCGGCGTCGGCCTGCCGGACATCCAGCATCAGCTTGTCCGGCTTCATCTTTTCGGCCATTTGCTCATACCCTCGTGCTCCTTGTTGTGCTTGTACTCCCCGCCGTGCTATAATTTGAACATATAAAATGGGGAGGGGGTGAATTTATGAAATACTACTTTGTCGATCTTCGCGCACTACCCATATCTGAACGTATAGCAGCTTGTAAGAAAATGGAACAGTACGCATGGGAAGTCTTTGAAAAGGTTGGAACATCCGGCCTTGAATCCGCAGAGGTTTGCTGGACATCGCCAGAGGACTTTGAATCTTCTCCTTGTTTTCCTCAAGGATGCAAATGCACGCTTCTGGGAAACTGATCTTACGTCTTTGTGGCGGCGTGTGTAATAAGCAACGCCGCCGGAAAGTCCGGGTCGTAGTTGAACTCGATCCGGGCTTTTGCTTTATGGTCAACAAACCTCATGAATGCCCCGATGTCCCCCAACTTCTGAAACGCTTCTTCCTTGCGCCATACACCGATCCCGACGCCGTTGCAACGAACTTCTTCCGGCTTGTAGCCGTAATGTTTCAGAACTTCGTCCGGGTCGATTTCATCAAACGTCTTTTTGTTCAGCGCTTCTACAATGTGTTCAGGTTTCAGCGTCATGTGCTCCGCCCTCCTGCCTTTCGGATTCCTGTGCGGCGCTTTCCCTCTGCACAATCTCAGCAATCGGAATATTCAGAACCACCGACAGACCGCCCGCAAGGGACAAGTCCATCCGCTTCTGACGCTCTCCGGTTTCGACCATCTGATAATACTGCCGCGAGATTCCAATGCGGTTTGCAACATCCTGTTGCGTAAGACCGGCCTTTTCGCGGGCTTCAATAAGGTATTCTCTCACCTGTTCTCTCCCTCCCTTGCAACGTGTCGTTGCTATCATAATAGCTTTGCTCCTTTCAAATGTCAACAATACGTTGCATTTTCAGCGTATTGCACAGTTTCTTTGCAACATTTTGTTTCCTCTGTTGAAAAAGCAACAATCAGTTGCTATAATAAAGTAAAAGGGGGATGCTCAATGGAAAATCTGACTATCATCCGTAAAGAATCTCACGCTACCCAGCAGGAAGTCGCTGACTATCTCGGTATTTCTCGTCAAGCATACGGCAACTATGAATCCGGCAAGCGTGAACCGGACTATGAAACGCTCTTAAAGCTCGGTGAATACTTCAATTGCAGCATCGACTATCTTCTTGGAAGCAGCCGTGGTGTTCGTTATCCCCTTCTCTCGGAGTTTGAGCGTAACCTATTGGAGCAATATCGAAGCGCGACACCTGCCATTCAGAGCGCAGTTTGCAAACTTCTTGATCTCAATGGTGAGGCTTGATAGAATCCATGAGGTTCCCCTGTCAATACAGGGGAACCTCCGCGTGCTACACTCTGTTGCTTACATATCCAGTGTAGCACGCGGAGCCGCCATCTTTTCCAAAGTCAATTCGCCTTTTTACTCCACAATTTTACGTTGATTATCTTTTATTCTTCATTTTCGTAAAATTTGCAAAAAGAAAAAGCCCGCCGGGCCGAAGCCTGACGGGCTATAGATGAAACTGTATTTATATAATTCAGCAGCGATTTATGATTTTTCGTCTCACACGTTGCGCTTTCGTCTAATCTGCGGGTTAAATGAGACGATTACTCGAAAGGACGCTCAAGGTATGGCAAAAAGAAAATTCAACAAGGGCGGCGAGGTTCGGCTTGTCGCCTATTACAGATACAGCGGCGGCAGCGGGCAGACTGAGCAATCCATTGAGGGCCAGCGCCGGGACTGCGAGGCCTACGCCCGCCTGCACAATATGACCATCCAGAAAGAATATGTGGATCGTCACATCAGCGGCAAGACCGATGATCGTGCGGCATTCCAACAAATGATTGCTGACAGCGACAAGGGTGCATTCGATATGGTGATCTGCTGGAAAACAGACCGCTTCGCCCGGAACCGCTATGATTCTGCCGTGTACAAGAAGCGTCTGCGTGACAACGGTGTTGAGATCGTCTATGCTGCTGAATCCAACATTTCCGGTGCGGAAGGTATCATCATTGAGGGCGTGATGGAAGCGCTGGCCGAATACTACTCCGCCGAGCTGGCCGAGAAGATGCGCCGCGGCATGAGGGAAAGTGCTCTCAAAGGGCAGGCCATCAGCCGTTGCCGCGCCCTTGGCCTGAAAACGGACGAGCACAAACGGTTCGTCATTGATGAAAAGACCGCACCCACTGTGCGCTTTATCTTTGAGCATTACGCCGCCGGGGAATCCGCCATGTCTATTGTTGAACAGCTCAACGCCAAAGGACTGCGCACCAGTCAGGGCAACCCCTTCAACAAGAGCAGCATTCCCCGGATCATCCAGAACGAAGCCTATCGCGGCGTGTACATCAGCAAATCGTATGACGTGCGCATTGAAGGAGCCATTCCGGCCATTATCGACGATGAACTTTGGGAGAGGGCACAAACCATGTTGAAACTGAACCGTCAGCTCAAGGCAAAGAATGAACCAAAAGCGGACTACATCCTGTCCGGCAAGCTCTACTGCACGTTCCTCCAACTGTTCCACATCGGCATTCAGTTTCCGGGCTTCCACCTTCAACTGTATATTTTCATGCCTCTGCTCCATATTATTTTCCTTAATCTTATCTGCCCGTTCTTCCAGACTCTCAACCTTCCGCATAGCCGCCTTGTACTCCGGCAAGGTCAGATTGTCACGACTGA